TAGCCGCAGCCTCCCGAGAACTCTTATCAAACGCCTCCTGAGTTGCTTTAGCTTTAGCATCGTCTGCCGCTTTTTGAGCAGCTTCCGCTTCCTTTCTAGCAGTCTCTGTTGCTGCTGCCTCAGCGCGAGCCCGTTGAGAAGCAGACTCTCTGTCAGCAGCTTCCTGCGCTACTCTCGCAGTTTCTTGGGCAGCAGCTTCGGCGCGAGCCTGTTGTTGCTCCTGTTCACGTATAGCATCAGCAGCTGCGGCTGCTTCTTCCGCCTCTCTAACGCGACGTTCTTCCGCCGCCTTGGCAACGGCAGCTTCTCTGGCAAGTTGGTCATCCGCTTCTTTTTTAGCCGCAGCCTCTCTGGCTTTCTTATCAAATTCAGCCTGAGTTGCTTTAGCTTTAGCGTCGTCTGCTGCTTTTTGCTTCTCGGCTGCTTCTTTGGCTGCTTTGGCTGCTTTTTCGGCTGCTTTTTCGGCTTTCGCATCAATTGCAACTTGAATTTGCTTTGCGGCAGGGGAAAGGCCGGAGTATTTGTCGCCAGTGTTGCCTCCGCCCGGATTCGGACGAGCATCTGTAACACCAGAGCCACGGCCTTGCCCCTGCCATCCGCCTGAGTTACTACTGCCGGAACTACCGCTGGGAGGACCGCTGTAACTGCCGTAACTACCGCCACCGTAATTACCACTCGCCCCTGAACCAAATCCCCCGAATCCGGGTTCAAAACTCATTAGCCCCGTGTTCGGATTAATTTTGCCACTGCCGCCCATACGCTTTAACAGGGCAGCTTCTTTTGGGTTAATGTGGGCTAATATGGTGTCGCCATTACGCCCCATACTCTGCAACTTCTGAGCGGTAGACTGTACACTGCCGCCGTTAGCATATTTACGACCTACGTACTTATTTATCGGCATCAGCGTAACCCCTTACTGTCTAGCGCGATTAGATACTTCACGGTAGTCTCCTATTAACCTAGACGTTGATACGGGGTAGCGTAGGCAGCACCGGGAATACCCGGAAGAGGCTGTGGTGGTGCAGACGACAGATCAGTTGGAGCATATGCTGGTCCAAGGTTTGCAAAATTCATCGGTGGTCTTGGTGCAAAAGGCCTTGAAAAATCAAACCCCGGAGTGGCTACCGTTGGGGCTCCAATGTATCGCTGCGCCGCTGCGAAGTTGGGGACAGTTGGCATAACAGGTCCGGTAGGAACGACGGGTGGGACAACAGGGGTTTTTGGTGCTGTGGGGGTCCCTTGTGTCGGTAAAGGAGTTTGATCTCGGCCCCCGTATAACTCTTTGTTGCTTCCCGCCTCTGGGTGGAGGCGGTTGAACATAAGAATATCCATATCCTCTTTAGACATCTGTTTGTCGCGATTATACTGCTTTTCAAGTTCACTTCTTGCAGTTGTGTTGGTCAAGAAATCTAGAACAGAACTGGCCCCTGTTGCATCGGCAACAGTTTTTACGCCAGTGCCTATGGTGTCAAATATTTCATTAAGTTCTTTGACAAAGGGTGATGTAGCTACTTGCGTTGGCCTATCCCCCGCAAGTTCCGCATGCCAGTACTCTCCCTTTACTGGAAAACTAAGGCCCTGCCCTGTAGCAGTAGTCTGAAACCGATTGATTAGATCTTCTCTTGCCGCACCTGTCCCGCCAAATGCAATATCCATTGCAGCGGATTTTTGGTGCTGGGAAGACCCCGGCATAGCAACCTGTTCTCCGGGGGTTTTGAAGTACCCTGCTATATCAAAAAGGTCCTTGAACTCTTGCCCCGCAGCAATGGCCCCTTTTTCCGACACAGACTTATCCCAGTCCGCCGCTACTTTAGGGTCAATTTCTCTAAGCCTGTCCGAAATAATACTAGCTTGCTCTTCTGGACTTCTACGCGCAGATCCTATGGATACGTCGCCGGACGTTTTTGCCAATGACCCAAGCATTTTAGTCAAGTAGTCTTTAGAAAAACCTTCCAGCATATCATTGCGGGTTGTCGTCTGATCACCTGCTGCTCCCGCTAATTTAATATATCCTTTCAGCATATCTGCATTAGGAATCATGCCGCCAGAGGTTGGATCGTACTGACCACCTTGAGATGACGTTAGAATTTCATTGGCACGTCTAAAATCCATGGTTGTTGGGGTAATGCTCTTTGGAGCATATCTTCCGCCAATCCCGGTGAGTAGGCTCGGTATCCCAAAGCCTCTTATCTCTGCAATTTTACGTGCTTCAGCTTCTGCAACTTGACGAGCAGTAGCATCTTGCATCTGACGTTTAGTTTCTGCGGCAGCGGCGTCTACTCTTGCTTGAGATTCTCTTGCCTTTTGATCAGCAACCTCTTTGGCCTTATCTATGGCGTTCTGATTTGCAGTCGACCGATTAGAAGAGTCTCGGTCAACATCAGCCTTAGATATAGGGTCGCGACCGCCGCTTTCGTTTACTCTTGAGTACCCAGAATCAGACTTGTTGTCAGCAACCGTGTCCCCAGCAACAGAATCTACACCACCTGCAAAACCCATAACCGTGATCCCTTACTGTCTAGCGCGTTCGAGTGAGACATTTGCACGAAGTTGTGCCACATCTTCCATGGATTGCAATCTCTCGCGGTCCAAAGCGTCCTTCTTAGCCATCTTCTGCTGGTCGAATGCCAGACGAGCCTGACTTTCCTGACCCTTCTGCTGCAATTCCTGACCCTTAAGCTGCAAATTCTGCTGCTGGATCTCAATCAATGGGTCTACGCCCTGTGGTGGTGGCGGAACAATCTGTTGCAGCAACTGACCCATCAACTGCGATTCTTCCTTCGCAACCTCCGCAGCCATCTGAACAGGGTCAAGATTAGGCATATTCATGCCCATTTCCTGCTGCATTTTCAACACGACAATCTGTTGTGACGCCAAAGAAGCGTGTTCCAAGATGTGTGATAGCAAAACGCCGTACACAGCAGGGGATGTTTGCATGATCGGCATCTGAATGAAGGCAATATGGGTCTTCATATGCTCAATATGGTCCTGATCAGGGAACGCCTTCAAAGGATTGCCGCCAGACGGGATCACCAACGACCGAGCATTCTCCAAAAGAGCGTCTTCAGGCTGCGCTGGAGGGGGAGGAGGTAGTACAAGATCAATGTCTTGTACTCCGAGGGCCGAGTACATCCGTCGGTACGCCTCGTAAAGGTTGTGCATCTGCGGTGCAGCCTGTGCCAACTGCAACTGCTGCTGTGCAAGCGAGATCCGCTGCGTCATGGAGAAGATATTCGGGTCGCTGACAGGAACTACGTCCACCCGACCGTCAAAATCAGCAGCCATAATCGTCTGTTCACCGCCAATTACCTCATATGGGTACTCAGGTGGCAGTGAATCAGCAAAAACCTGCGCCAGCAGCTTCAATTCTTGCATCTGGGCGTTGTGCAACCGCTTGTGAACAGCGGAAATGACCCTCGAACCACGCTCCAGCAACGCAATCGTCGTCCCAACGGGCATTTCTTGGTTGGAGTCACCCATTCCAAGGTCCGTGGTCCCCACAAACTTCTGCGCGGCGTCAATACAGAAGCCCAAAAGCTGCATAAGTACCGCAGACGGCTCCTTATACGGCAAAGGCATCAGCCCTTCACGCAATGCGCCACCCGGAGCATCGACATCACGCCACTCTCCGGGCTGAATCGGGCTTTGGTCCTCCATTCGGAGGCCCCTTGTCTTAAACCCACCCGGCAAATTGGACAATGTACCCGCATCAATCAACTGGCGGAGGATGGAGGTCGAAGATCGTGACAGATTCCCCAAAAGGTGAACCAGCCCGAAGCCATAAAACCCCAACCCCGGCAAGAACTTGTAATGAACAAAGTACTGACGCTTCTTTTTCTTCGGATCGTCTTCACGGTAGTTGCGACGGATGGACAAAACTTCCATCGAATCAGGGTCGAACGTAACAATGTACGGCAGTTTGATGCCAGTCTCTTCTCCGTCCTCGTCCGTGTCTTCAAAACCCTCTATGTCAAGGTTGCAGTGGCACTCGTACAAAGCGTACTCTTCGCTGTCGCCCGTAGGTTCCCTGCCAGAAATATCGTCCAGCCGCTCTTGGATCTGGTCGCGCTCGGTCTCCGCCGGTTCTCCGAGGTCTACGTCCCGATAAAATCCGCTCACCTGCTGCTTGCGGAGTTCATTCTTGCTCATACGTAATACGTGTGTAACGCGCTCCGCCGTCAGTAGATCCCGTGCCAAATATGGCACAATCAAATCCTTCGGCAAAATGTACGGACTTGTCGCCCTTTCCAGAGATGTGTCGTAATACACCTTCTTAAAGGTGCTGCCGCCGTATCCAACATAGAACAGCATCTGATCAAAGTCAGGGTCATACTCTTCCATGACCTGAGTGATCTGGTAATTCATGTACGCCTTTACGCGCTCCGCCTGTGCTTCACGCTCCGGTGTCACCTTTCCAATGATCGCCGCCCTCGCAGGGCCGCCCGGTGGCAGGAGTTCCTTGTACGACTGTGCTTGGAACTGTGTCACAGCCTCATTCAGAATAGGATGGGTCACGCCGGA